TTGCTCCTAAAGCAAGTGAGGCAGACCCCGCCCGAAGGAGGAGCCTGCCACAGCTTGTTAGCCGATCACAACGTGGACGATGACGGAACCAGCCGCCACAGTCGAAGTAGCAATAGACACGATGGCCTGGACCGTGGTATCCGCCGTCAGCACAATGCTATTGGTGGAGACCTGGGCGCCCGTGCCAGCGTAAGCGCGACGACCTGCGGTGTTTACGGACGTAGCCGCATACAGGGTAGCAGGGTTCGCTGACGTGCCGACGGTGATCTTGGTGTCAAGATTGTCATAGGCAGTCGTGATGTCGAGAACGCACTCGTAGAAGTTGGAGCCAGCCGGAGCCACGAACAGGGGGATGGTAGTCGCACCCGCCGCCGTGCCCGTCTTGGCAGTATTCACGACAACCGAAAAGCGACCCGGAACGCGGGCGGTCGTCATGTCGACAACAGAGCCGGAAGCCGGTTCACGATTGTCGATGTTGACAGGGAAAGCAAAAGTAGTCATCTGATTCTCCTTGAGAATGGAGGAAAGGGGACCGAAGTCCCCAATCCATTAGGTTGAACCAGAGGAGCCGTACCACTGACGCCAATCGGACCAGCCGAAGCTATAACGCTCGCGGGCCTTGTAGCGCATGTTGCCCGTCAGGAAGTCCACATCGTCCTTGGTGGCCAGCGGCGCACGGATGAACATCTTGGTACCATTCGGCACATCAGTGCGAATGAACCAGCCGTTCGTGTCCGTGAAGCGATGGTTGACGGTGTAGCCCTTCGAGAACAGACCCATGTCCTTCATAGCGTTCGTGTCGTTGTCCGCCGTACCGACGCGCAGGTCGGAGAACAGAATGCGGTGAGCAACGAACTGAAGCTGCGGAGGAATGTGCAGGCTCACAGCGCGGGCGCCGATCAGCAGGCCACGGTCATCCTTGGTCAACGAGATGTTGATAAGGGCCGCTTCAAGGGCAGTTTCGGACAGGTCCGAGCTAACCTTGTTGGACTGCGTGCCAGCCGCCAGCGTGGGGTGGTCGGTAGCGAAGAGAGGCTTGGCATCGCCGCCAGCATACAGGGCGCTGGTGGAGAAGCCGTTGTTGAAGACGTTAGCGGCCTTCACCTGCTTGGCGTTCGCCATAGCGCGGCCCATCGCATTCGCCTTCATCTTGCCCGTCGTGCCATAGAGGTTGTCCTCGATAGCTTCTTCGGTGATGGCGAAAGCCATGGCAACGGTTTCGTGGGTGTAGCGGCTCGTCCAAGCTTCGGAGGCGGTGTCGAAGAACACCTGATCGCCTTCGCTCTTGGTCGGGGCCGTACCGAAGCCCGTCATCAGCACTTCTTCTTCGAACGAACGATCCGAACGCTCAACGTCGAACAGCGGAGTGTGTTCGTTGTCGATGCTCTTATAGGCCGTACCGAAGATAGCGTTGAGGCCGGGAACAAGCTGCTTCGCAAATTGTGCGCGAGTCAAAATAGTCATTGTCTATGTCCCCCTATTAAGCCGCAGAGACCTGCTGGAGGATCGGACCATTCAGCTTGACGACCACGACCGGGTACGGATCGCCCCAGTTGTTGTCGACAATGTTGGCCAGACCCACAAGCTTCAGCGCGGTGCCGACAGCGGAGGTACGGGTGGACGCATCCAGCGTATACTGGGACGTGCCGTACACCGAGTTGACATCGCCGCCCGACGCGGTCACATCAAAGTTCAGGCCGAGGTCGCCCGCCGTAACGGAAGCGTCAGCCTGAATGATGAACAGGGCGTTGGGATTGTCCACGACGTAGGCGGTCGGGCGGTCGGAACCGTCGTACAGGCCAGCCGAAGACGTATCTGCGGGGATCGAGTTCTTGAGTTGAGGCTGCTTCGTGGTCGGATCGATCCACGCAAAACCAGCAGCCGCACCCAACAGGGGGCCACCGCCAGCACCAGCCGAGACGATTACGCCACCCGACAGCTTGACCGGAGAACCCTTGCCGAGGTCCGGGCAGTTAGCGCCGTTGGGAAGCGGATAAGCGCGGACTTCGTTGCCGTGCGTGCCAAGGGCAGCTACAGCGCGAAGACCGAACGGTGCAAAAGATTGGGGCACCTTCTATCCTCCTTATGTGTTATCCGAATGAGGGCCTACGCCCCCTGGAATATCGTTTGGAACCTTCGTTAGCGAATTGCAACTTACGGCCACCGTCTTCGTAGCTAATCGTCTTGAGGTCGTAAGCCTGCTCCGCTTGAATGGCCCGATCTTCTGACCACTTTTGGATGGCTTCCGCACGGCGACGAGGTAGCTTGCCAAGGACGAGGTCCCCGTTGATGGCTGCACCGGCCAACGCAGAAATTTTGCTTTCGAGTCCGGGGAAAACGTAACCTTGAGGAACTTCCTCAATAGGGACGAATGCCCACCCTTCCCGCAGGCGCGCAGAGACATTGTTAAAGTCTTCTTCGTTACCAGCCCGGAACCTGATCCAACGATACACGTAAGCGTCTTGGTCAGGCATTGGGGGGATTTCTAGCGCGTTAGGAGGATTATACTCCATATCGAGAGGATTTTCAAGTGGTTCGTCGACGGCGTTATCGGGAACCGCGAACATTTTGTTTTTCATTACAGAATCTCCGTATACTGGCTGGTGGTCTGCTGGGCACGTTCGGTCTTGGCTTTCTCGCGGGCGTATTGCTCGATGCTAATGCCAAGATGGTTGGCCATGTCCCGGTCGGCTTGCGTAATAGAGACGCGGATTTTGCCGGGTGCCGGGGACGGGGCAGACCTGTTTTGGATGGTAGGATTGTTGGAAGCGGGGCGGGCTGCCGCAGCTTTGCCGCCAAACTTCTGGGGGAACTCCCGCTTCAGGCGACTGTCGAGTTCGTCGAAGTAGTCTGGGTCGTCGGGGGTGTAGCCGTCCGCAACCATTTGCTGGTCGAGTACGCGGGCGCTGGCGGTGAGGACAGCATCCTTGTTGAACCAATCTTTGTTGCGCTGGTACCACTCCATGGCAGCGGGAGAGGGTTGCTTCTTAGGGGGCGCCTGCCGTGTCTGCTGGGTCGGCTGCTGCGCTGCCTGGCCAGTAGGCGCCCTGTGAGTAGGGATCGACCGCCTTTCCTTTTCAGCCTGAGCTTTGGTGGCTGCAAGGGTAGCAATCTGTTGTTGGATTTCAAAAATCTTGTCTCGGTCGCCCGCATCATAGGCAGCATCGAAGTCACGTCGCAGTGCATACATTGACGAATCGATCTGCTTGATGTATAGATCGAAGCCGATGGACGCACCTTCATTAGCTTCGGCTTCCGCCTTGCGGGCACGGGCCTCGACAGCAGCCAAGCGAGCCTGCGTGTCCCGAAGCTGTTCGGCGTACAGGTCGCGTTGGTTTTTGAGGCGCTGGCTGCGTGTTAGCTTCTTGCGTTCTGAAGGAGGTTCCGATGAAGCTTCGTCTTCTTCGTGATCGGTCTCTTCAGCGCGTGCTGGAGAAGGCGCGGGTTCTGGATCGGCAACAGGAGCTTCTGGCGCTGGAGACTCTTCCACGATTTCAATGTCGGAGTCTTCTGCGGAAGCTGCTTTTGCGCCGGGATTGTCAAGATCAAGTTCTTGATAGCCGGATTCGGACATAGGTTATTCCTTAAAGTTTGCGTCGAGGTATTCGGGTTGTTCGACGACGAGTTCGATGTTGGACGGCTTGATGAGGAGAAGCTTGACGCCCTTCCACCAAATCTTCTGGCCCGCCAGCTTGGCGTAGACGATGTAGTCACCGGGCTTGACCCACGGGCCTTTCCGGTATATGTCTTCGTCCATGAACGCCAGTTCGCCCAATGCCAGGACGCGCCCAACGGTGTTGAGGTATTCGCGGTCCTCTCGGAATGTATCTGGAAGCAGGATACCGCCCGTGGTCTTGCGCCGAATTGGCACAGGCCGGACAAGAATCCCTACGCCAGGAATCCTAGGCAATGGGTTGGGATCAGGAATGTCGTCCTGCGAAACCCACTGGTCGTTAGTTAGCGCCCCGTCAAGAGGCGTACGGGTGGTAATCATTAGTTCCTTTCCTCAGATGGTTTGGATTCTACGAGATCGTAGAGGAGTTGCACGGCCATGTTCAGACCGGCAATAGTGCCGCAAGCCCTTGCATATTCTTCGAAGGACTTGGCGGAACCTCGTGCGAGGGCGTCTTTTTCGCGCTCAACTCGCTTGTTGACTTCAGCTACATACTCTGATAGTAGTCTCATGTAGGCGGATTGTTTGCCCTCTCGGCAAGTTGTTTGGCTTGAATATCCGCTAATTTAGCGGAGTTGTCAAGTATTTTGCCAGAAGCCGCGATTTGGTTTTGCTTCTGCTTTTGTTGGGCGTCTAGCAGCATGCCCGTTTCCTTCAAGTCAAGTTCGCGGTTCTTGAGGGCAATCTTAGCTGCTTCACGTGTGTCTTGGGATTGGATGCGCTGCCCGGCCATTTCGAGTTCAGCGGCCTGTAGCTGCATCATCTGCTGCTCGATGTTGGCCTGCTGCTGCTGTGGATTGCTTTGAGCGGAAATCTGCACAAGCTGGGTAGCGATCTGGCCCTGGACGTTCTCGTCCTCGATAGGCATGCCCATCTGCTGCGCCATCTGCATAGCCTGCGCTATGAACATGAGGACCTTGTGTTCGGCGATGTTGGCGGATAGGAGTTGCTGGCCGACCGCGATGGTGGGATCGTTGGTGCCCTGCATCTGAGGCGCCTGCAAGAACGCCGTCTTGACTGCGATGTGAGCGGCGTGGTTCTGGCCCAGTTGGGCTTTGATGGGCTTGCCCGACATAGCCGCTTGGACTTCGGTAAGGGGATCGGCGCTGATGGCCTTGGCTTCCGGGTCGATCAGGATTTTGTCTACGTTCTCGGTACCCATCGCAAAATAGAAGCGCCGCAACACTTCGCGAATGTCGTGCAGTTGGGGGAATTGCTGGGCCGTTTGCAGTTCGATTTGGGCCTTGGCTACACGCTGGGATTCGGTGAGGGCATTGGGGTCAGACGCGGGAATGACGTCCACTGCCATCGGATCGAAGTCTTCGCGGCGCACATATTCGTTGTCAGAGCCGACCACGAAGTTGACAATGTCGGGCAGATTCTCGTAATTGAGTTCACCAATTTGCTTGAGGAACTCACCTTGTGAGTGGTGGAGGCGCTTAT